CCACCACCCACTTCGGCTCCATCACCAACACCACAAGCGTCACACCCATCACCAGGCCCAACGCCTCAACCTACACCGACACCTCCACCACACTCACAACCTAACCCATCCTCTACACCTTATCGCAATCCTGTAGTTGTGGAGCGGTTTGTTCCAAACCCTCCAGCCAACAGAGCGCAAGTATCGGATGATATCATCACCAAACAAGTTAATAATAAAGCTACCAGACGTAATAACGTGGCAACATTATCCGCTTTGGACGACATTCATCACAAACATCACCACCCTATCTTAGGTTTCGGCCCTAACGGAAGCTTGGACATTAACTTGCGTCACCTTGACAACACCACGATCATGCAACCCATTTTACCAGTCATGACACCAAACCAGAGCGGTTTGGCTGCTTATACTAAAGGTATTGATAGCAGTTGCGATGCACTCATTACGCGTATATGGATGGTTAATAAATCAACTAACAACACTGACCCATTACTGCACAAAAACCTCATGCTAACACTCAAGGATGTGTATGCATTAAAGTTCCCTGAGCGCGCGATCAAACTAAGCTACGATGAACTAGAACAAGAATTTGTGTCCAGTTCTCAGAAACGGCGCTTAGAAGAATTCGTACGTAACCATGAGGCAGATAGCAAATCAGATGTTATTAGCAAGTTCGGGGCTTTCGTTAAGTCGGAGTCCGCCATCAAACCCGTCGTGGCTACAAGAAATATCACTAACACTGCAACCGATCCTATCGTAGAAATGAGTTTATACACCATTCCAGCTAACGCGACGTTGAAGAAGTATGTTGACAGTTATATGTTTCAATATAATAATGAAGAACTGGGAGATATTATCCATCAAAAAGCGAACCACTTCAAACAATGCATCGCCACAGACTATTCGAAATTTGACGGCACACAGAATTATTACACACGATTCATGGAGAAATTGTTTTTCTTCAATTTGTTTCCTGACGATGACAAGATTTTCGATTTGATGGACGCATGCAATGATTCTACTGTGAAAGCTCACAAGCAAGTAACTTACCAACCTGGTTATACACGTTTATCAGGGTCAGCTGAGACATCATTATGTAATACACTAGTAAATCTATCAGTGGGCGTGTTACATTATCTATACAGTTGGAGAGCAGTACCATACACAGAATACATTAGCGACGTTACGAAGCAAGAAGTCCACGAAGCCTTCAGTCATATGATGGCTGGTGGTGATGATGGTATAGCATATGACCCCGACGTGACAAGGTATTTAGAATTAGCTAAATTGCTAAACCTTAAATTAACGATTGAGTCATCTACACCTACGTCGAACCCTGTATCAGCACTGTCGCGTATATACCCAGCCCCACGTGCAAGTCCTTGTTCGGGCTTAAATCTGGAGCGCTTCCTAGGTAA